ATATCCCATGCCAGTGAAATATCCATCTGATTTTATATTTTCTTTTATCCATGTGAAAGCCACTGTTTTATATGTAAAGCCCCACTCTTCAATGACCCTAAAAGCATCTGGCAACATCGAATCAATAGCCCAAAGAAATAGAGTGCAATTATCGTCAGAAATATCAGAAATAGGTAACTTACAAATATCGTCAATGCTAAGGGTATTATAATATTTGATAGCAGATCGTTTCTGCCCCTTTTGTGAATATGTTTTAAACGACCATGCTGGGTCTGCATAAATTATTTGTGCCTTTACATTTGGGAATGGTATCACTCAACTGACCACGCCAATGGTTCGTCATCTTCCGTAATAGTATTCTCAGACTGGCCTAATACTTGCTTTCCAAGCCATATCTGCATGACAACATTTCCCTTAGTTGCTGATTTCCATTGTAGCTGTCTAAGCCTCATTTTCATTTCAGCACGCCCTTTTGTTAGATATTCCGAATAACTCTTCTCAATAAGGTCAGCACTACAACCGAAGAAATCTCCGATCTCTTTATTAGTGCAACCAAGTATAGCTAATTTTTTGACTTGTTCTGTATCAATCTTATATTTTTTTGGTCTCGCCATATCCTCTTACCCTATGAGTTAGGTAAGTTTTGTTTAACAGAAATTTAAGCCAAAATAAAGCTATTTAATTCTTTGTTATTGGCTCAACACATTCATAAAAACTTTCCCAACCAAAAAACTCAATAGATTTGTCATCATCTAAAAAGAAAAAACTAATATGTTTTTCTCCGTCAGTCTCCCCCTGATCTTTTACATAACCAAGAGTATTTTCTGGTATATAATAGTCAAAAATACCATGTTCATTTTTTAAGTCCCAAAACACTATATTTTGGTCAGGGTATGTGTCTTTTTTAAGTTTCATTATCATAATTACCTCATTCGTTAATTAACAATCTAATAAAAACAAAATTTATTTAAATTAAATTGATGTACATAAAATAACTTTTTATGTGCATATATTCCCGTCGTTTAAATTAAACATTCACGGACAAACTTATAATGAAATAAAATTAATATTTTTCATTGAAATTTACTCTAAAATCAACGATTTTATTGACAAAGAACCATCAATATTAGTCTCTAATTCAGCTTTTGACTTTATACATTGATATTGAATATTGTTATTTTTATTAGTTCTCATAGCAAGTCTTTTACCTTTTAGACAATCTGACATGGAAACTTGAATCCTATGTTCTTTAATTTCATTATTTACAAGCATCAACAATGCTACTACTATTTCAACCATTCCCGTTTTCTCTTACTTTGTCTTTTAATTTTTCTATGTCTTCCAAAGCCTTTTCAAGTAATTGTTTGTTAAATTCTATGTTTACTTTATTTGTTACATTTTGTTCTTGGTTTTCGATTAATTTTTCTACATCAGAAAAAAGCGACTCTAAAAGCATGAACTGTTCCTGATCTACTGGTTTCTGATCGCTGGCTTTTAATAAATCAGCTTTCATTAACTCACGAGAGGTTTCTAACGATACTAACCTAGCAGTTAGTTCAGTATAAGCAAACACGCCAGCGGCTACGAGCAAAATCAATGATGCAACTGTTTTCATAGGCATTTGCACTGCCGCCTGTTCAGAAATTTTTAGTGGTTTGTTACTCATCTATATTCATTCTTCATTCCAAGATCATTGATAGCTTGTTCTTTTGTCAAAAAACCTTTTTTTATTCCCATATCAATTATATCTTTATTTTTAATAGCATAATCTTTTATAAATCTAGTTACTTTCTTATCTTTAATAGCATCTGTAAACATTTTAATTCTATCCTCATCTTTTGTTATTCTTATACCAAAATCATAGTTTTTTTTAGGAACTACATCTAAATATTTTTTTGCTGATAGCCAGAATGCGGGCTGTTTAGCAAATTCTTTATCCTTTACCGAATCATAATACGAATTATACATATCGGCTAATTTTTCGGGCTGGCCTCGCCACTCTTTTTCAATCTTTTTAAAGTTCCTCTCTGCTGTACCTTTACTGACTTTGTTTGTTACCCTATCCCAAAATTTATTAAAAATAGGAGAGTATTTATTTGTAGATGTATTGGTAGTGGTAGAGGTAGAGGTAGGGGGGTTTTGGCTAGGTTTTTTTGGTCTGCCGCCAAGTTTACCATTTACCTTTGATGCGTCTATTCTTTTACGAATATAAAGGTATTCTTGTAGTTGTCTTTCGTTTTGAAAGTGATCTTCCATTTCTACAAAAAATTCTTTTACAATTTTTTCACATGATTTTTTTTCGTTATCAGTTTGGCAACTAGCGATTCGCTTTATTGTACTAATATTTTTTGGTAAACCAATACAACGCTTGTTCCAGTTCCAACAAAGCAATCGCATATAGATGCCGATCTCTTCGTTACTAAGATGTGATGTACCAGCTATAAAATCTTCGGTAAATAAATACCACGCTTTGAGTTTTTCTTTAGGTTTAGAGTTTTCGTCTATAAACATTGTTACCCCCATTTCTGAACAATTTATATTTACAATGTTTAATTTTTTTTATTTAGAGTTTCAAGAAAAACCTAAGATTATTTTTTGGTAAATTATTAAAAGAGGGGATAAGCGAAAAAAGCAATAAACTTACCCCCCCGAATCGGAAACTAAAAATGGGTTAGTTACCTAGTTCAAAACGCTACAATGCCTAGCTAAGAGAAGAACTATTTTTAGTATTATTCAAAAATCGTTGTGAATCAAGGCTTTTTTTATGTAAAAATAATTTAAATAAGTATTGTAAAAACCTAAGAAACTTTGTAGGTTCTTAAAAATTAATAATAATAATAATGACTACAATGCAAAATATTCCATCTGGCTACCATATCTCTAAAGGTGCTGATAATGTATTTTTTATTTTAAACGATGGAGAATACTATGTTGGAAAATTATCTACTGATTTAGATAAAGCTAAAAAAAAACTTGGATATGATGTGCCTGTAAAAATATGGTACAGGTTTGGTTTTCAAAAAACACAAATCTATGTGAGAAATTTAGATCACGATTCTCATGTAAAAGATCACTTTGCATTTCTAGAAGATCAAAAAAATAAAATTAGAATTGAAAACAAAAAACAAAAATTAACAAAAAAATATTCTTCGTTTTCTCATATTGGTAACATTGGAGATAAGGTAGATTTACAATTAACTATTACAGAAATATTTACATATCCTATTTATACAGATTATTCAGATTTCCCAATAACAGGATATGGACATAAATTTACAGATCAAAACAACAACCAAGTAATATATTTTGGTAATTCAAAAACATTTGTTGAAAAATACAAAGTAATGGTTGGAGATTCAGAATTCGAAAGAGATAGATCAATCTATCAAGTTGGAAACAAAATTACTGTGAAAGCTACTATTAAAGATCATACCTTTGATAAAAAAGATTATGATAGTGAAACTGAAATCGGTATGCCTGTAACTGTAATAGCAAGACCTAAAATAAATAAACTTAATAATAATAATAAAGGAGAAAACAATGCCTAAATATAAATTTACTTTTGTTTCATTAAGAAAGTTAAGAACAGATGATTCATTAGAAAATCATAGAACCATAGAGGCTGAAAATATTGAGATAGCTATTTCAAAATTTTTTGTTTTTATTAAAAATTTTTATGGTTCAGCACCTTTAAAAAGTATGAAAGTTGAAGAGGTGTCTAATGCCTAATACTCAAAAAAAATTAAATGATTGGATTTTCAAAAATTGTAAATGGTGGGATAGATATAGTTCAAATGAAAGTTTTATCTATATTAATATTCCACTAGATAAAGCATTTTTAGATTCTAAACATGGAAAAAAATTTCATAATAAAGATGAAAACACAAAACACTATCATTGGTATTATCCAAGATTAGGTTCATGGAAACACGCAGAAAAAAGAATATTCAATGATTTTAAAAAAGGAATAATAAAAATAAAGGAGATACAATGCCTAAACTAAACAGACTTTTTAAAAAGATACAAAAGTTTGATGTTATTGAAAATGATAAGATCAAACATCTTTTTAAAATAACTCATCTTGATAACTCTACTGCTGTCTATGATAATGATGGTAATTTAGTTATGAAGAGTGCAATTAACAAACCTAATAATAATAAGGAGAAAAAATAATGGTTAGAGTTGAACATTTACATTTCCCTTTGGCTAAAGTTCTTTATGATAGTTTCCATAGAACTAACAAGCCTCCAGTAGGTCATAAACAATCGTTTATTTTAATTAAAGATACTGGTTCTTATGAGCCAGTGTCTCATTACGATAATTGTGATGACTTGTTTACCAAATGGTTTGATAAAGCATATCCGAGTAATTATGAGGGCGATGATTTTGTCTGGAGGGCAGATGATAACGGAGACCCTATGCTATATTCTTTAGGTAAAATTTTAGGAATATTATCAATAGGAAATCCAGTAGCTAGGTTCAAAGATAAAAATATTTTCGAAATTACTAGAGTTTGTTTCCACCCTAATTTTAACCCTTTAAAAGATGGTTTTGAATTACCTAGTTATTTTGTAAAAGAGGCAATCAAAGAATTTGGTGGTTGGTATAAATTCAAAAAAATTGTCACTTACATACACAAAGGGCAAAAAGGTAAATATTTAGAATTTGCTGGTTTCAAGAAAGATAAAGATATTAGCTATTCAGAAAACTCAAAAGGTTGGAGTAATAGACCTAATAGATCAGACTCCGATCTTAGACCTAAAGTGAGGTATGTTTATGAAAAATAAAAAATCAAAAGGTTTATTTCCCTATGGCATAGAGCATAGAGAAGTAATTGGATATTCGACAGATGGTAAAAAAACTCCATTGTATAGAATAAAAAGAATTTTACCCAAAAAGAAAACTACTCATAAGTCTTTTTTTAGGGTATCAATAGTTTTGCTTTTACTAATATGTGGTGCTGTGTTCCTTGCTGGGTGTAGCACCACGCCAATAGTAGATAGTAGGGGCAAAAGTTCCGCCAATATTGAGGGGTCGGCGGAACGATACCACGATGACTACTACACTTGCGTTCAGCTTGCAGATGACAATACTAATGCTTTTGTAGATACATCAAAGGTAGTGTATAATAAACTAAG